ATCCTTCGCCAGATATATATAATTTTTTAAGATCTTCTTTAAGATCCGTTGATAAAGATATACCTGTCTATATGAGAGCAACAGGTAATCCAGGCAATGTAGGATCACAATGGGTACGAGAGATGTTTGTCGAACCTAGTGAACCAAATACAGCGTTTGATGTAGGGATAGATACACCTAATGGTAGGAAGTATATAACTAGAAGATTCATACCAGCTAAGTTACAAGACAATCCTTATCTGATGCAGACTGATGATTACTATATCATGCTTGCATCTTTACCTGAGGTACAACGTAAACAGTTTTTAGATGGAGACTGGGATGCATATGAGGATTCAGCTTTTCCAGAATTTAGTAAGACAACCCATGTGGTCGAACCTTTTGAGATACCTAGAGGCTGGTATAAGTTTCGTGCTGCTGACTGGGGTTATTCTTCTCCTGCTTGTGTGTTATGGTTTGCTGTTGATTATAAT